ATCCCCATATTTGAGAAAAATTATTTCTCTCATCTATGGTGGAACATCTCTGATCACACACAGAGTCCACACCCTAAATAATCTTTATCTTTTCCTAGTTAAGATGCATAAGCACCATGGTTCTTCTTTCACAGTGAAGTGATTGAAGGCTAGCCATGTTGCTTTGCAACGTTCCTTGGGAAAAGACAATGTGACATCGTTGAGGGACTTGGAACCAGATATCCCTTTACTAGAGTTTATTCCGGTATACCCGCTTTCGTTCCAAAAGCGGACCGTGTTAAAATCCGTAAAGGTGATACTAAGACAATTCAGTTTTATCTGACTTGTTTTAGTATCTACAGAGTTTTAGAGTGTGACTTCGTTCCGAAGTTGCAGACTATTACTCTGGAATTTTCTGGTGACCAAGGCTTCCTGGATTTGCTGGTTCACGATATTGCTAACTCTCCTATCTTGAATTATTTCCGTCGTTTAGACGGTTATGATTCTTGAAGAAGAGCTCTCAGTATCGCTCCAACTACAGTTCAGTTTCTCCGTTCTTCATCACCTACAAATCGTGTAGCATGACATGGAATCTTGTTTGACGCCTGGATCTTAAATCGGTCCAGTCTGATAACTCCTTTCCGTGAGTATGCTAGCAAGTGTGGAGCTGAAAAGTTCCTTGAGCGCTTGGACAAAGCGCTTGCACTTGCAGATCGTGTATGTGATCTTCAATTACCTGGGGTCCCTAAAGAACTATTCACTCATAAAAAGAGTTGAATGGGTTCTTTAGGACAACTGGCTTTTAAAGAAGAAGCGGCGGGAAAACTGAGAGCTTTTGCTCTAGTTGATGTCTGGACTCAATCTTTATTCCACCCGCTTCATAAGGGATTATTTCAGTTATTGAAATTAATTCCTAATGATGGGACTTTTAATCAAGATGCTTCAGTTACCCGTTCTATGGAGAAATCCATAAAAGGGGGTTGCGCTTATAGTTTTGACTTAAGTGCAGCCACTGATCGTCTTCCGATTAAAATACAAATTGCTATCCTTAACAGAATCCTGGGTTCTAACCTGGGATCCTTGTGAGGGGCAATTCTTGTGGATAGGGAGTATACCATTCCAGAGAAATCTAGAAAGGATTATACCTTTGAGTCTGACATCGACAGGGTAAAGTATGCTGTAGGGCAACCCATGGGAGCTTTGTCCTCTTGAGCTATGCTCGCTATCTCTCATCATTTTATTGTCCAGTATGCCTCTATGAAAATAGGCCGTTCTGGATGAGAAGAGAATTACGAAATTCTCGGTGACGATCTTGTCATATTTGATGTGGATTTAGCGAACAAATACTTAGAAATGGCTAGATTGCTTGGTGTCGAGATTAATCTTTCGAAATCCATTCAATCTAAGTCAGATCCGGTATTTGAGTTTGCTAAACGTACCGT